CGGAGAATGAAGCCTGTCTCCTCGGATTCCATCTTCCGCGACCTACCGTCAGTCGCGTCACATTGCGGTTGTCGCTAGTCATCGTTCTTCCTTTCCTGCATGAACGACAATGCCATGGTGAGGTAGGCGATGGCGTCCAGATACGAGTCTTCTTTACCGTGGTCGTATTTGATGCGTTCGATCTTCAGTTCGGCCATCATGATGGCGACATCCACTTCCGCATCGTCGCAATCGAACCATCGTTTGGAAATGTTCTGGAACATGATGCGCGGATTGCCGTATTCTTCGGCCTTCTCCCCGTTGAGCATGTTTTCCACACGGCAGAGATTGTCGGCGATGCGCGTGTAGATGCTTGGCTCAATGTTTTCGAACGCGTTTCTCACGGTCGGCGGCTCCGGTGGGTCGGGGATTATGCCGCTCGGGCCTTCTGATCCGTGATTGTCGGCCGCTTTGGTGGGAATCGCCTTGTTCACGTCTTCCATCACCTCATCCCAATTGTTTTTCCTTGATGATGTCATCCAGTGTTTTCCTTCCTTCTATCACGTCCATGACCTTGCGGTTCCATGGCGTGTCCGGCACGAGTATGCGTTGCCGCCCCTGATAGGGACTGCCGCGTCGCACCAGTCTCCTGTTGGCCTGCTCCCAGTCGGCGTATGTCCATGGGAGGTCGAGCCATATCTGGTCTTTCATGAGACGCTGTAGGCCGTCAACGCCGGTACCCATGGATTGCGGGTTGGCGACTATGAGCCGATACTTTCCGCGTTCCCGGTCGGTCATGGCAAGGAATGTCTTCGCATCCGTGCATGGCGTCCAAGTATGGTAGATTTCGTCTCTCACCGCTTTGAACCGTGTCCATACGAGCAGTGGCGTATGGTCTTCGCGTCTCTTGGCTTCACTATATACCGTTTCGAGTTTGGACACGCCGAACCAGTAGGATTCTCCACGGTCTTCGGTCTTGTAGGCGAAGCCGTCGTCGAGTTGGGCGAGTTTGACCGCTGCGGCGCTCGCGCTTGCCGCGTACACGTCTTCGGCCAATTGGTGGGTGTCCGTCCACTGTTCCAGCGCCATATCCTCCTGTTCGGTTTTCGGCGATGGGAGCCATTCGACTTGCGGCAGCGGGTTGCCTCCGCGTCGGATGTCCAATACGAGCTTTTGCAGTTGTCGGCACGCTTCCTCGACCATGGGCTTGGAATACGTGTATTTGACCACTGTACGCCCTTGCACGCTCATCGTGTATGGCTTACCGTATCGCATCCTGAAAGCCCCTAGAGTGCGCCAGGAATCGCCTAATAGGGCCATCCTGTCCTTGGCGTGCGGGTACATGACCACGGTCTGCCCGTACAGGTCTTCCAAATCCTTCGGAGCGGGCGTGCCGGTAAGCATCAGCACGTCCTTGGCAAGGTCGCTGATGCCCTTCACGACTTTGGAACGTCCGCTCCTGGGATTCTTCACCATATGGCTTTCATCCACGATGAGACTGAAACCGTCCGGCACTTCGCCCAGCCTTGCGGCCATACCGTATGACACCACAAGGAAACGATGGTCTTCCGACCAACCATGCTTACGGTAGTCTTCGATGGTCAACGCCTTGCCGTGCGACCATTGGCTGATTTGCGGCAACCACGCGGTCTTCACGACGCTTGCCGGACAGATGACGAGGATATGCTCCGCGTCGTCCAGCAAGTCCATGCTGCGTTTCGTCTTGCCTGTTCCGGCCTCGTCGAAGATGAAAGCCCTCACTGTCCCTCCTTCCCATGCTCGGCTTCCCACGCCGCTATGCGCTCGCGTCCTTCCGGCGTTTCACGCCATCTGCGCCAAGTCTGATAGCAGACGCCATGTTCGGCCTTGAATCTCTCCTGCCACTTGCGGCATGCGTCTCTGCTTTCCTCGCGATGCTGTTTTCGGTATCGCACCCAATAGTCGAGCATTTTCTCGTGGTTCTCGTTTATCCACTTCTTTTTCAGCTTCCGCTTATGCTTCGCCTTTTCGGGTGTCATGTCGGCATAACGGGTGACGGTCTTCTTTTTCCTGGCGGGCGGCATGGGCTTGGGCTGGCGCATCCTCTCGATGTCGGCCCAAGCCTCGCCGTCGAGATAGCCGTACAGGTCAGTCGTTTTCTTCGCCATGACCGTTCGACCTCACGAAGTCTCCCACCATGCCGACGATTCCCTTCACCATGCCGATGAGGATAAGCATGGCCGCCGTGATGCCAAGCACGGATAGGACGATGGCGAGCAGGTACACGCAGTTCATCATCAGTTCATGCATTTTTCTTCTCCTTCACTACGCTGAGGCGGGTGGTCGTGGATGTTTTCTTGAATGGGGTCAGGTCGGCCGGATGCTGGCTGAAATACGCCTTGTAGTCGGTGGTGGTGCGCGTGGTTTCCGCCAGTCTTGCGACATGCCCATCGCAGCATACCCGTTCGCCGGGGTGTTCGCCCAGCCATGCGATGAGCTTTTCCTTCAGCATGTCGTACCGGTCTTTTGCCTCCAACAGTTCGGCCAACAGCCGCCATCCGCCATCGTCCACGTCCGTGGGCCGTTCCGCACGCTCGTATTCCGTCGCATACCGTTCCAACGCGCCCGCGTCCATCACGTCGGGGACGATTACGATGTCAAGCGTTTCCTTGATTCGTCCGGTGATGTATTCGGCGTCCAGCGTCTCCCATGACGGGGGGCGTTGCGCGTAGATGATTTCCGCATGCTCGGTATCCATCATGCGGGCTTCCATCTGCGCTTGGGCCGAATATTGATTGCGCTGTTCGGCCGTGAGGAACGCGTAGGATGGTTTGCTTCCCGTCTTCGCTTCGACCGTGTGCAGGATGCCACCATGGTCACGGTATGCGGCGTCAAGGGAGACGTGCAGGCGCCCGTCCGTGTAGAAGCTGTTGTCGTACCATGCGAGCTGTCCGTTCTCCAAACGGTCTACCGGAGTGTTCTTGGCGACGATGGCGAGCCGTAGGCGTTCGGCATACAGTTTGACGAGCATCGGCTCCCAAATGCTGCCGAACCGCAATGCCGACCGTACGGCCGGAATGTCCGGCGGGGGGGAGGGTAGCTGTCCGGTGGCGATGAAATGCGCGAGACTGGACGCGCCTATCGTTTCCTCACGGGCTTTGAGCCATGTTTCACGGTCTTGGAATACCTGGTATGTCAGATTTCTTCCGTCCATCTCATTTTCCCTTCCGAATCGACTACGAGGATGTGGTGGCACATGTTCGCCAAGTCAACCCAGTTCCTGTGGAACAGTATGGCGTCAACGGCTTTCATGCCGTACAGGAGCATGATGTTCGCATTGTGTTTGGCGAGCGCTTTGAGTTCGCGGCATTGGTCTGGGCTTGGTTTTCCTACCGTGCGTTTCAGTTCGATGAACCACACGTTGCCGAGCATGTCCACGGCGGTCACGTCGGGGAATCCGTTGCGTGAGCGTCCTTCCGTTTTCTGCACGTACCATCCTTGCCGTTCCAAGACTCTGATGAGACGGTTCTGGATGGCCGACTCCAATGGTTCCGGCTTGCGGTTATTCAATGTCGTCATTGGCATCCTCCCCGACTCTGACCGCGCTGACCCATACCGCGTATGTTCCGTCCGACTTGCGACGTGTGACCGCATCGTAATCGACGTTCGGTTCCGTCCATGATATGAGATGTTTGCGGATATGGTAGGCGGTGGCGTTTGCGGTGTTGCGTTTCTTGTATGAGCGGTATTCGGCCCATCTGCCTAGATTGTGTTTGAGTGCCGTATTGAACGCGGTGTCCACCCGACTATTGGAGGGGGGTGTGGTCAGGAATTTCGTCATTTGTTCTCCTTCGGTTTGAAATATGCGGGCATGATTGATTTCGGCAGGATCCTGCCTTCACGCTCCAACCGTTTCGCATGTGGGAACAGCCAGCCGCGGGACACTCCCAGTGCCTTCGCGGCTTGGCTGATGTTCATGCACGTTGTGAGCGCGTCAATCAGCGTGTCGTCACTGTAGTGGATTGGCGCGTTCATGGTTGGTTAGAAATTCCGGTTCCGGTTCTCCGACGCCCTCGTCCCCGATGGTCATCTGCGTGTATGCGCCGAACTTGTGGGGGGCGGGGGTGTTGTTCTTTTCGACTCGCAGCAGCTGCACGCCGGTCAGGAAGTACGTAAGACGTCCTTCCTTCGTGCTGCCGATCTTGAATGCGACGTTGGCGAGCGTGCCATCGCCCGGCTCTTCGGTCAGTTCGACGTCGTCGGCGTTTTGGTCAACGATGCTGGGCTTCCACTTGGACGATAGGTTGACGAGCCACTTGCCGCGCTGCGGCTGGGTTCCATCCTTGAGGGTGATTAAATCACCGTCCTTGTAGCGCAGGTTGTCGCCGTTGGCGCGCACGCCCAACTGTTTGGCGGACGCGACGAGTTCCTTATGCACGTCGCCATTCTTCGGGAACGCGAGCTGCAGCTGGTAGCTCGGTTCGATGCCGCGCTGCTTCGCAGAGTCGGACTGATACTTGTCCTTGATGTGAACGAATCGGATTTCGCCTACCGCTTCGATTTCGAGCATGTCGGTTGCCATTGTTTTTCCTTTCGGTTTTTAGTTGAATTCTTCCGTGAGGGCGGGGCGGGGGAGGGGGGCGGCCGTCTTTCCGTCGTCGTCCATCACCGTCGTGAGTCCAAGCAGGTGGATCAGCCCGTAACGCCTGTAGTAGGTTTCGAAGCTGCCCACCTGTTGCGCCGCGGCCGCCGGATACGTGTAGCTGCTGCTGACGGCCTCGCCATGCTTCACCATGTCCATGAGGTTTTCGCACTCGTGCGTGGACTCGTAGACCGCGATGGTGAGCGTGTTGTAGACGGTTGGCATATCCGTGTCCGCGCCGACTATCTCGCTTGAGCAGACGGCCGTCCAGCCTAAGCCATGTTCCGTCATGCCGTTCCTGACCAGCCGCCAGATATCGTTCAACGTGGCGTACTTGTACCCGTATCCTTCCGTGGTGCGTTTCACCGCTTCCACCGACCGTTGCACTTCGGCGATTCGGCTTAGCACGTCGCATCGTTTATCGTCCGCCATTGTTCCTCCTTTTTTCGAGTTCGTTTTCGATTAGCGTTTCGTCTATTGCGAGCCGGTATGCGCGTTCCACGATATCGTCGTAGTCACATTGGGTGTGGGGGGTGTGTTCGTGAATTGCGAGTTCGGCTACGACCGCAAGGTTTTCGGCCGTCGGATTCGCTTTGTACGCGTCTATGCGACCCTGCCATACGTCGTGTCGTCCTTGCAACCATGCCTCAAGCGCACACTGATAGTCTTTGGCCGTGTATGGGGCCGCGGTATCAAACACGATTATATCGCTCACCACGTCGATTCCTGCGTCAAGCGCCCTATCGGATAGACACGTCAAGCATGTTTCGACTCTATCTTGAAAGTATGCTAACGGTTTCATTGTTTTGCCTCATTTCTTTGGTTTCATTGTTTATTATATCAGAGCGTGTCTCACGACACGCCCGAAAAATTCATTTTCGATAAGTGTTTCGTCTATGACATGCCCTATCGCGTCACGTCACCGGCATTGACCCCGGAACCGGCTGGCGATACGGTCGACGCGATAAAGACAATCGTCATGCAAACAATCGCGACGACGATTCCCGTCCATGAGTGGGCGGGCGCCAATGGTCGGCACCGTGCCGCGTCCGGTCCGCGTGGCGCCCGATGCCAACGGCTCGCGCATTGGTTTGGCGCCATATTCCGGGATGCCCTCTGCAATCCGTTGCGATGCGGGCGGTTCGGACATTGATTCCACCCCGTTCCGCTCCAGTGGCGCGTCCCTGTCCCATCCGGCAATGATGTCGGAGCCCGTCACGTTTTCCACGAAGTCGTCGGATGGTTCGATCTCGACGCCGAACGTGAATCGGTCCCCGTTTTACGAACGCGTAAGGATAAGCGCATTCAGCCATCCGTGGGCGGTTCGTCGCCACGGTGTCGCGGTCGCGTGCCATGCTGCCCCCGCAGTCCTCACGCGGTACCGCACCGCCCGTCCTCATCGTCGAAGTCACCCGCGTCGCATGCACGGCGCCGAAGCGCACGTGGAACCCGTCGCCGATTGCCATGCGTTCCGTCGGGCCGCCCGTCGCGATACGCCTCATACGGATTGCGATTCCGTTGGCCGTTTTTAATGGAACGGCCTATGGCATTTCGTGCCCTTGCGGGACTCGCACCCGCAAGTATGCTGTTAGGGCTGGTTGGTCAATGCGGCTATCATGTCCATCGTTTCGGCATCCGTCGCGCCCTTGCGGACTATTGCCGTCACGGCCGGCGTGTCGACGATGTAGTCGGCGAGCGGCACCAACCGTACCGTGATATCGCCCTTGGTCGCCGTTACGTTGCCGGTCGGGGACGGTGGGGTCGTTTCGTACCCGCGTGCCGTCACGTTCTCGATGAATGTCTGCTTTTCCGTTGTTACCTCCTTGGTTGATACCTTTAATATATCACGACGGTATATCGTCGTGTGTCGCGTCACAGTTCCTTGAGGACATACACCTTGCGCCATGCCGACCCGGCGCCCTCGATCTCACGGCCGTCCTTGACCGCCTTGCGCAGCCACGGCAGCGTGATGCCCCTGAAGACGTCGTCGGTCTGCGCCAGGAATTCCTTGACGTGCCGCAACGTCGTGGCGCTCAGGTGTTCCACGCCGACCTCGACGCTGAAGACCTCCCGTTCGGTGTCCCATGCGCTGACCGGCGTGACCTTGGCGACAACGGCGCCATACGACCTGAGCACGTACCGCATGCCGGTTTCGGTGTCCCAACGTTCGACGGACGCCTTGCCGTAAAAAGACCTATGCCCGTCGTATAGCGGCTGAAGTTCAAACGTTCCATGGTAGGCCATTTCAATCACTCCTTTGGTTGATGGTTTTAATATACCGCACTTGATGTTGGTCGTCAAGTACGGCGTGTCGTCCAGGCGATGGCCGCCCGACCGCCCTCAAGGTCGGCGTAGGCCTTGGGGTCTTCGGTCACGGTCAGTGGCGTCAGCTCCCCGTCGCGGTAGGCGTAGACCACGCCCGCGCCGGTGACGAACACCCCCTCACCACCCTTGACGTATCCTTTGCCGTCCAGTGCCCCGTGCATTTCGCACCTCCTTTGTTTGGTTGATACTTATAATATACCGGACGTGACACCGTATGTCAAGTCGGCGTGTCGTGAGAACGGTTCCCAATACCATGGGGAGGCACCCCCATAGGAAGGGGGGGGTGCCGGAAGACGACACGCGCGAAGCCTCACCGCACGCCTTGCCATTTGCGCCGACGGGGGCGAACGGGTCATAGTCCCATCTGAGAGCCATTCTTTGGGGCCTTAGACGGGCTTTCACCCCGAACCCTAATACTTTTACCTTTCCACGCTGAAAGGCGCTCAGAGACGCCTTTATTTGGTTCGAACGGATGTCACACCTCCGGCAGGTCTGCGGCCATGGCCGTCGCGCGGTTCGCCGCCCGTCCATCGACGGCCCATCTGCGCGACACCGCAAGTCGACCGCCGGTGTGCGACACCGTTTTTTTACGGCCATGTTGGGATGCTGTTGTTTCGGCGTCGTTCCAACGGTTTCGAAGCGTCGCACCACTGCTGCGACCATGTTGGGCGGGCTGGTTCGGTGGAATCCGCGTCTCTCGGCCAAATGGCATGTTGGTGGCTTGGTTTTAGCGGATTTCCAACGCTGAGCCTGTGGATAACTCAAGTTAGGGGTAATAAATTCTGTGATGGAATTGTGAAGAGGCTTCGGGCTGAGATGCGAATGTGACGAAAATCACAGTCGAATTCGATAAATTCAAGACCAATAGTCATAGCAAGTCCTTGACTTCTGGCGTGTCATGGTGTATTTCGCGCGCGCACGAGTCTGACCACTCCCAAAGCCCAATAAATGTAGTGTGTAGGTGTAGGTATATATGGTGTGTGGTGGTGGTGGTGGTGGCCTTTATATATAAGAGGCGCGCATGCGCGCACACGCGCGCGCGTATACACCACCGCCAGCATGGTTGTCAAGTCGTGTCACACAAAAGGGCAAAAAAAAACCCTAGAACACTCACCTACGCGTCCTACGGCCCACAAGTCGTGCGAAAACCAGAAGATTTCCGACACACCGTAGTTGCGAACTCTTGGCGAGTGTGCTAGGGTTGGGTTACCAACGAAAACAACTCTACCACAGGGAGATGACCATGTGTCACACATTCCACAAGCCGCAAGACCCGCCGGCGCTCGACATCCAGCCGTACCGGAACATCCCCAACGGCCTCGCCCGCGAGGTCAACGGCCTCACCGCGGCCAGCCTGACCGGCCCATACACGTTCACCGACGCGCGGCTCCAAACCATCGCCATGCCCGTCATGGACAAAACCGGCAAGCCACGCTGGGACGACGCCTACTACGACGCGTTCTGGTCGCTCAGAAACGGCGACCTGCGCCTCGGCGAGGACGGCACCACCATGTACGCCCGCGACACCAACTGGCTCGGCGGCGACATGCCCAACACATGGCATCCGATCGGCAGCCTGTCCGAGGAATTCGGCTTCCCGACCGGCAGCCGCGCCGTCCGCAACCTCGAACCCATGTTCCGCGCCGAAGCGCTCAAACTGCCCCGCCTCGTCCGCGGAATGCGGTTCGGCGACACCGCCTTCCACCCGCAAGGCAAGCACAGCGTCATGGTCGGCGAGGCCGACGACAACGGCGCATACCTGTACGTGGACGACAGCGCATGGCTGTACGACGGCAAGAAAACCGCCAAAATCGTCGAACAGGCCAACAGGTTCATCGCCCGGCTCACCGCCGACGACGCGAGCCGCGAAAACCTCCTCCGCATGTTCGCCACCCCGTTCCTCGAACCATACAAGCATCTCTTCTACGTGTTCTACGGGCGCGGCGGCGACGGCAAAAGCTTCCTCCTCGGACGATTGGGCGACGCCTACCCGGACAAGGCCGGCGGCATCGCCATCAAAGCCCTCAACTCGACCAGCGTGTTCGAAAGCGGCAACGAGGCGTTGAAACTCGACGGCCGCTATTGGGTGTACGACGAGGAAGGCGACATGCTCACCGACAAGGACATGGGCATCATCAAACGCATCGCCACCGGCGACACCATCCACGCCCGCAGCGTCGGCCGCAACAGCGTCAACGTGCGCTCGCAGGCCACGCTCGTCATCGCAAGCAACCATCCGCTGGCGACCAGCAACGGCGACGCCAACATGCGCCGCCTCGTGCCCGTCATGTTCTCAGGCCGCAAGACCCCGCAGCAGATGCAGCCACTGGCCGACTTCATCGACCAGTACGGCATGACCCCGTTCATGCTCGCCAGCGCCATGCTCTGGGCCGACAAGCCGTTGGACGACGACATCCACCGCGACATCAGCTTCAACGATTCAGAGCAGGAGCTGGACGAACGCGCCATGTGGATCGTCAACGAAATCTGCGAGAACGGATACGCCGACACGCGCATCTGCCCGTACCTCGGCCACACAAGCGGCGACACGTACAAGATGCTCGGCGTCGGCCTGCGCAGCAAGCGCATCGACGGACATGTCTGCTCCGTCCGCGTCGTAATCGACGAAGACCGTTTCGCGCCCTACCGCGAGCGCTACGAGAAGGAGATCGACGAAAGCCGTCTTCCACTGCTTGAAGACCTGCCCGTGCCCGAAGCCCAGACCGACATGGAACGCCGTCTCATCGAAGACGGCGAAATCGTCGACGTCAAAGCGCCCGAAGGCTTCAAGCTCCACAAGGAGCCGACCGACCCCGCCAATCCGAAAGCCGTCCGCAACTGGAAGAACGGCAAGCAGGAAGACGTGGTGGGAATCGGCCAAGGAGACGTGTACGCCGTCATCCCCCAACCCGGCAACATCATCATCGACATGGACGCGCCCAAGGACGGCCACAGCCGCCACGGATACAACATCCTCCGCCCCATGCTCGCCCCGACCCTCATGGTGCATACGCCCACGCACGGCGGCATCCACGCCTACTACCGACTCCCCGAAGGCTGGACCGGCAGGCTCAAGAACACCAACCATGCGGACGGCATCCCAGTGGACGTGAAGGTGGATGGGCGCGGATACGTGCTCGGTGCCGGCTCCAACATCGATGGCGTCGGATTCTATGAGCTGGTAGGCGACGAGACGGACGTGCGGGAGGCGCCGCTCGAACTGCTCGACTGGCTCGTCGAACACGGCTACGGCGTCGAACCCATGTCGAAACCGTCCACGGCCAAGGAGAGCGCTCCACGCAACGGACGGCCCGACCTCACGCCGGTGCCCGAAGGACGCCGCAACGACACGCTCTACAGGTGGGCCTGGGGACGCCTCCGCAACCATGAGGACAACGAGGCCGGCATCCACGACGAACTCGTACTACGCGGCCATGTCAGCGGACTCGGAGACACCGAAATCGAACGCATCTGGAAAAGCGTGAAGGAAACCGCGTGACGATCCGCCCCACCGGACGCGGACCGGCATGCATCCACGAATGCCAGCGATGCGGGCGAACCCTCACCGCACTCCATGTGACCGAAGACGGCCGCATCATGTTCGGCCACCGGACTAGAATGAGAACCACGCGCAATGTCGGACCGGCATGCGCGATCATCGGACGAACCCTAGGAAAGGAGCACGAATGCGTGACACGTTCACCGCAGTCGCATACGGAGCCATCGCCATCATGCTGACCATCATGTTCGCATGGGCATGGTATGCCGAATACGCGAACACGCCAGTGCATTACACGACGATTCAAACCGTCGACGAAGGCGGATTCGAACACGACTGCCTGGTCGCGACCTACAAGAAGGACATGGCACTTGACTGCACCGGTCCAAACGATTGAAAACCAAGCCCGCTTGATCCAGGAAGAACTCGGACGGCATCTCACGGCACTGCCCGACGACTTCGACGATCCGAAGACCCTGAAGGCGCGGATGGACTTGCGCAGGGCGTATAATGCTGCTACGGACATCGTGGAACTCACGATGCGGTTAAGATTGGAAAGACTGGTATGAACTTCAAACGACACTTGAATCAGCGAATCCGACTAGTGGAAGGAGTGGAACCGGATGCGACCGGTACCGGAATGGGAGGCCCTGAAGGCCCGTCTGGAAGCGCAGAGGCCTCGACACGGCAGGAGCCGACAATCACCCAAGCCCAGCTCGACGCCATCATCAGCCGAAAGCTCGCCAAGGAACGCGAAAAGCTCGAAGCAGCCCAGAAAGCAGCCGAAGACGCCCGAAAACTAGCCGAGGAAACCGAATCGCGGGTCAAGGAGGCCCGTGAGAAGGGCATCAGCCTCGGCCTGCTGCAGGCGAAACGCAACGCCATCGCAGAACAGTACGGGCTGAGCGCCGAACTCCTGCCCGAAGACGAGACGCGACTCGACGAGTTCGGAAAGCAGCTCGCGGCAAGCATCAACAGCCGCACGCGCGTCACGCCGGTGACCGTCGAATCGGCCAGCAAGACCCCCGACTGGATGGGTGCCGCGCATGCGTGACATCCGAATCCTCAGCATGGTGATGCGTGACGAAAACGTTCCGGCGACCCTCTCGATCATCGACGATGACGTGGTGGTGAACTCGCCAACGGAGTTGGATGAAAACGAGAAGGACAAGCTGGTAAAACGTTTTGCCGAACGCATCCTACAGCTGGGACTCGCGATGCACGACTGGAAGGAAAAGAATTGACCGACGAACTGAAGCCGCTCGCCACCGTCGAAGACACCGAGGCATACCTACGCCACAAAGTGCCAATCGACCTCGTGGACTATGAGGAACGCAAACGCGGAGCCGCATCCAACGTGCTCCGCATGATGTACCGCAACCAAGGCGACGACCTGGACAAGCAGGTCACGGAAGACCCGCTCACACGCCAAATGGTCGCGGACATCATCGGCGTCAGCGTCGCGCAGGACGTGAGCCGCAAGGAATCCATGTCCGAAAGCGACACCGACCTGAGCGCGTTCAAAACGTTCACCCAAACGGCGGGTGGCTACAGTTTCACCGGCGAATGGCGAGGCAACACGGACGACGTGTTCTTCACCGGCAACCAGCTCAAACAACTGGGCGTCGGACGCGCCACCATAGCAAGGTTCCAACTCTGATGCACTACGGACTCAAAACACACGAAATCACCGTCACCACCGGAGACAGCCAACACACGGTCAAAGGCATCGTGACCGCGAACACCACAAGCGAAGACACCGGCACGTTCGACAACATGACCGAAGTGGACTCGCTCACCATCCACGTCACCACGCCGGACACGCCGCCCGAAATCGTCGGCGGCGAACTCGAATACCACGGAAACACCTACCACGTCACCTCGATCAAACCGCCGATAGACCCCGAAAACAGGGTGATGTTCAACCCGTTCAAATGGAGTTTCAACGCGAAGCAGGTGCAATACTGATGGCAAGACTCAAAGGCGCCAAGATCATGGTCGCCGCACCGAACGCGGCGACCAACCTCGTGATGCAGTCGGCGGGATTCCAACGGGAGTCACGCCGAGTCGCATCACGAATCATGCCACAGCTGCGAATGGACTCATACAGGGTCAAACCGCCATCCATGACCACATACCGCACGCTCAGCACATTCAACGGAACACGTCGAGCCGGAACGGAAATCAAATACTACAAGACGCCGCATTCCGGCGACACGCTGAAAGGATTCGGACTGTGAGCAAAGACAATGAAATCGTCAACGACATCGTCAACGGACTGTCCCAACGGCTCGACATGCGCGTATACGACAGGTATCCGACCGTGAAGAACACCGGCCAGTATCCGCTCATCATCGTCACACGACAGAACGCGTCCGACGTCACCCCATACATCCGACACTTGGACATCGCCATCACCGTGGTGACACGCGAACTCTCAGGCGGAACCGACAACACGCTCAGCGCCGAAATCGGCGACGCGCTCACCGACTGGTACAATCAAAGCCTGTGGGACATCATGGGCGCCCCGCTGCTCAACACCACCGACGTCCAGCCAACCAAAGACGGACGCGCATCCACCGTCTACGACTACCAGTTGGAGTACCTGAGTTGAAAAGCACGCAGGAGTCGGTGGAAGACCTCATGGAAATACTCACACCGGCCGCCAAAGACATCATCACCGACGAACAGGTGCGACAAGCCCAAGCCGCCGCGGCAAGCGGAGACAGGCACATGGCCGGAAAGGTCCTAGGCGACATCTGGAAGCAGGTCGCCGAAAAATCCGCTGGACTAGGCTTGGAACGGCTCGACTCCGACGCCTTCGGCAGGAAAATCGGATGGCTGACAAGCCAGCGGCGTTCCGAAAAGACGGTCAGGGATTTTCTTGCGAAATACAAGCGCGAACTGGCTGTCCAGCCGATGCAGGAGGCGACCGCCAACCTGTTCGCCCTCGACTCGACAACGGAAGTCGTGCGCGAATCGGTGGGCGAAACATGCCAATGGTGTCTCGAACGGTGTGGAATATGGCACCCATACGACGCCAACCATTACGGCGTCTGGGCGAGACACGCCGGATGCGACTGCAAAATCTACGTAAGGAACAGCACCACATGACGCCAACCATCAACAACACCGACCCACAATACGTCGAAAGTCCGACGCGCCGCGCCATCGTGAAAACCGAAATGGTACGATGGTATCGAGAACAACGACGCCAAATGGCCGAACAGTTAAGGAGGATTTATGGCAGGGAAGACTGAAGAAGCCCTCTCAAGCCGCATGGAACAGGTCAACGGACTCATCGACAAAGCCTACTCGGACATGGAAGAGTACGGTCGGCAAGCCGAAACATCCGACGATGACCGCGAATACTATATGAGCATGGCAAGCAACGCGCAGAGAAACTACGTCAGCTTCATGCAGTTGCTCATGACCATGACCAAAAACTTCGACGAAGCGGTGAAAGTCGATTCGCACAAAAGCAGGACAACAGCCGCCAAAGCGCCGAAAACCACTCTTCAGAAACTAGTCGCAAAGGAAGCGAAACGCTCATGACACTCACCATCGTGGACGAACAGGCAATCTCATTCCCATGGATTGAACTCGTCAAGAACGCGTACTCCATGCGCGTTCGGGTCAGCAACTTCAGCGCGGTCGGCAAACGCAGCTTCACCCGCATCCTCTCCAAAGCGGTCGGCGGCGTCAACTCCTACTTCCTCATGCAGGACGGCGACCCGCTCAGCACCGACTACCTCCCATCCGCAGACCTACAGTTGGAAAAAGTCGCCGCGGTAGGCTTGGATGGACGCTGCTATGACGAGAACGCAAATGAAATCGACGAAAACCTCCGATGCCTCACCCTCAGCCACGCGCCAGTCACCGACCAGGCCGTACTGTTGGCGCAGCGCGCCATGGTCATCGAAGGGCTCATCTCCCAAAACCTCGAACATCTCATGCTGCCCGAACCGGTCGTGGTCGGCACCTCACCCGATGTGGTAATCAAGGCAGACCCGAACAAGAATCCAGCCAACTGGACGAAATTTGACGCCAATGACGACCATGACACCATCGTCCGGCCGGAAGTCAAACGACTCAGCCAGTGGGATAACGGACAGCTTAAAACACTCCTGCAAAACACGGTGTTGAGCTTCCAGATGGAAACCGGACTCCCTCCGCAGGACGCGCAGATTCTGGACACGCTCGGAGCGGCAACCCAATCGTTGGTGTCGAACCGTGAGAGTTTCGTCAGCCGCACCTACACCATCAAACAGGATTTGAACGCCGTGTTCGAACCGTTGGGTATCACGTTGGACTACGATCTGACGTTCCCGCAGACCGCGCAGGACATCGCATCCATCGGCGACGCCTACGGCAAGGGCGCTGACGCCGACATCCTCAAGAAATATCAGGTGGTGTGACATGCTGGTGAAGAATCCAAATTGGAGGGCTGCCGTCCGCCCCACATCCGACGTGGCAATCATGGCCGCCGAGTATGTGAACTGGGGTCGCGGCAACGCAATCCTCCCGTTCCAAGTCGAATTTCTCAACAACGCCTTCCAGCGCAAGAAGGACGGCACTTGGAAATACAAGCGTGTCGCATTGAACATGCCGCGTCAGAACGGCAAGACCAAAATCCTCACCGCCCCAATAATCTACTATTTGTTCGTGCTCGGCCTGAACGTGCTCGTCACGGCGCATGAGCAGATTGCGGCCAACAAAATCATGGAGGATTTGAAGGACGCCATCGATTCGAATCCCGAACTGAAAGCCGAGGTCACGCACTTCAGCACCACCATGGGCCGCGAGCGCCTACAGTTGAAAAACGGCGCGTTCGTCCGATTCCGTTCCCGCAAGAGCGCTTCCGCAGGCATGGGCGGCACGTTCGATCTGGTCGTCTTCGACGAGGCGCAGGAGCTCCGCTCCGAATATGAGGCGATGATCACCAAAACGTTGAAGACGCGCCGCATGGCTATGATAATCTACACCGGCACGCCGTTCCTACCCTCGTCCATCGGAGACACGTTCAACGTGTTCCTGGACAACGCCGAAAACGACGACATGGCGTATGCGGTGCGCTACGGCATCGACGACGAGACCGCGGACATCGAGGATGAGCAGTTGTGGGCGCTCACCAACCCGCTCTACCCGGACGTGATTCCACGCGAAGCGTTCCTCACCGACGTGGCGATAGCCAAACAGGGCGGTGCGGACGGCCTCATAGACTTCCGCATCCAAGACTTGGGCCTGTGGTGGGCGGACAGCATCCCTCCGGCGATCCCGATGGACTTGTGGGACAGCGCATACTCCGACCTCCAACATGACCGCGACACGCTCGTCTACGCGCTCACCTTCGACCCCACCACTGGCACACTCGCCCTGTCCGTGGCCGCCAACACCGAAGAGGTGACGGTCGGCTCGCAGCATTATGACAAGTGGGCGTACATCATCGGCGAAATCGTGGACGAACGTCCAACCACCGAATCATGGCAGTGGGTCACGGACGAGCTGAAGACGCGCCCACGCAAGACAACCCTCATTTTGGATGCCGGCGGATTGAATAATCCGATAAGGGACATGCTTCCACGCGGGTTGAACGTCATCCAATTGACCGGCACCGAGTTCCTTGCCTCGCAGCAGGGATTCCTCGACCTGCTGAACGAGGGGCGGTTCAAACATACGAACAATCCGCAGCTGACCGCCGAAGTGCAGAATGCGCAGAAGCTCAAATCCGGTTCGGATGACCAGTGGAAGTTCGCGCCGATACGCAAGACCGAAACAACGGCGGGCTTGAAGGGTGTCAGCATCGCCGCATGGTATCGTGGCGTCAACCGTCCGAAGGAACGCAAGGTCAGGGAGGTGATTGCCTGATGGGCAAGGATACGGGACTCTACCATCGGAATCGCGCCATCCTCCGCGAACGCACCAAACGGACCGGAGCGCCCTGCTATTATTGCGGCGCACCTTTCTACTGGGGTCGTAACACCGCGCATCCGTTGGCGTTCACCGCAGACCATGTGATACCGCGTGCCGCTGGTGGAAGCGACAGGATGGACAATCTCGTTCCGGCGCACATGCAGTGCAATCGCGCCAAGTCAGACCATATAGCAAGTCCGGCGACACGCCGAACGCGAACTGCGACGAGAAGGTGGTAGAATGGAAACCGTTACGCAGCAATGTGTAGCTCCTCTCTTGTGATTCTGGTTTGCATGCACCCCGTTTGACGAAAGTCAGACGGGGTGTTATGCTATGTCTTGAAGACGGTCGGTAGACGGTAAAAGCAGCTTCGTCCACCATGCCAAGACCGGCCGTCTCCCCAAAAACGTACTGACTTGAACCGCCCCAGCACAGTCGTTAAACAATGCGGGGCATACCCACTGGCGACGGTGGGGTCGAGGCGCACACAGCCGGAAACAATCGTGGTAGAGGCCGAGTCGGGGCCGCAATGCAGAAGGCCGACACCATCCACTTCAACCACGAAAGGCAGTCATGTCCCTAGCGACAATCGACCTGAAGCCGGGCTTCGTTGACCGCAAGCTGATTTCCGACCAGCCCGCGGCCGGAGCCATCGCCAAGATTTCCAACAGCACTCCAATCGACCTCGTCGGCACGCAGATGCAGACCATCGACTTCTCCGGCGAAATGGGCATCTTCGGCGAAGGCGCCACCGGCGAAACCGAAGACGAGAAGAAGAAGAAGTCAAACGACGCCACCAACGGTGTCGTGACCGTCAACCCCATCACCTTCTATATCAGCTACCGTTTCCCGAAGAAGTTCCTTCAGTTGTTCGGCGTTGACGGCGCCTACAATCCGACCGACGCCACCTTCCGCGCCGGTTCGCCGCAGACCATGCTTCAGAGCATCCTCGCGCAGCCGTATCAGGCCGGAATCCTCGACCAGTACCGCACGTATGTGAACCGTGCAATCAGCCGCGCACTCGACTTCGCCCCCATCTTCGGCATCAACCCGGCCACCAAGGCCGCGTCCACCGTCGCACGTACCAACGGATATGTGCTCGATCAGGCCGGAAACATCGACTACACTCCGGGCACCGGAGCGGAAGCCGCCACCGCGTTCAAACAGGCTGTGCGACAGGTCGCCGCACAGGGCGACGCGTCCGCGCAGGGCGTCACCACCTCCGCATACTTGGCCGCCATCGGCGATGGCCTCACCACCGGCGGCACGCCGACCCAGTATGCCGCCGACGTTCCGCTCATCGGCAACATGGTCAACATCGGCGGCGTCACCCTTGCGGCCTCCAACACCGTGTCCGATACCGCGGCGGCCGTCGGCTCTGGCCAGCTGGACAGTAAGGTGCTCGATGCGGTCGTCGGCGACTTCGCCAACCGTTTCGTCTGGGGTGCCATCCCGCTGTCCGGCATCGAAGTGTTCGACTCCGGCAACCCGGATAGTTCCACAGAAGGCGACTTGGGCGCAGTCAACAAGGTGATGCTCCGCACCGAAGTCGCAATCGGCTGGGGCTTCATCGGCGGAACCAGCAAGTTCTACGCCATCACCCACACCGCCGCGTGACACTATTCGCACACATGGGCGGCGGCGACGCCGCCCATCCACTGATTGAACGCTAACAACGAAAGGAATTGAGATGGGCGCAAAGCAGTCTTCCGCAAACGTGACATTCTCCAAGCCGGGTGCCAGTGCCAACAAGTCCGGCTATATTTGGGTCGCCCCACTGGGCGCCACAGTCCCCACCGACGCCACCACCGAACTGGACGCGGCGTTCGTCGGCCTTGGCTATCTATCCGAAGACGGTCTGACCGAACCGGCATCCCTCTCCGCAGGTGACGACATTGTGGCCGCCGGCGGCGATACGGTCGCACAGGGCGACCCGACCTTCTCCAAGACGTGGACCGGCACGTGCATCGAAGCCCTGAACGAAGACCTGCTTAAGGTCGCATACGGCTCCGCCAACGTGACGGTCGATCCGGCGACCTCGGCAAAGGATGGCTCTATCACCGTCAAGGAGCAGGCCAGCGAACTGGAGCATCACGTCATCGTCATCGACGAAATGCTGAAGGGCGGCCGCAAGCGCCGCAACGTGATGACCGACGCCACCTTCCTCATCACCGGCGACATCAGCCACGTGCATACGGCTCTCGTGAACTTCGAGTTCACTATCAACGCCTATCCGACCGCCACCGCTCCGGCTCAGACCCAGTACATCACCATCCCAAAAGCGTAAGCTCTCCGAATCCGACGCTGACAGTCACCGTATCCGATGGTACGGTGGCTGAAGATGGTGCGATGTGGGTGGTTGGAGACTGGGGACAAGACTCGCCATGGTCACGCGACACCGGCGTGAAGATGGCCAAGGGTGTGAATGATGTCTATGCTGGCGAACTTTCCCTTCCGAAGGGCACCAAGTTCGACATCAAGATTCTGAAGTCCACGGTCTCCACGACGGGCGGCGGCGATAACACTTGGTCAGCGGTCAGGTATGCCGGCACTCTGAACACGTCCACTTCGCATGGTTTCGGAGAGTTCACCGACAATCCGATTCCCCAACGGCAACTTCGACGAAGGACAGGTGAAATGGACGCCGGCCGAAGCGATTAAAGAAGTCAGTACTCCACAAAGTGGCAAAAATGTATTATCGCTCGGAGGTACTTCAAACATTACCTCATGTTCTTCTGATGCATTCACCATTCCACCGGGCTAGACATTGCGGTTCAGCGGGTATCTGCTTGCCCGTCATCCGCCTGTCAAAGGTGTTGTCGAGATGAAGATCGTCACCCCTCAACGGCAAACACTGTTTGAGTTTGGCTTTGGCGCTGGAGGTGACGCCACTTGCCATCGGTTCAGCAAGACATTCAAGAGCATGGATGCGCCAATTGACTGCCGGATTGTGTCGTCGAATGCCACCGTTGGTCAATGGTACGAACATGCGCCCTTCGATTCACTCTCGCTTGTCAGCCCGTAATGTGATGACAGGATACGCGCCCCACGCCAAGACATACCATCGGGGTATGCCCTTGGCATGGGGTATTCTTATATAGACAAACGACGAAAGGAAAACCAATGGCAAAACGCAAGCCCACCATCACCGCGGAAGACTTCAACGACAATTGGGGCGACGCCTACGCGAAACTCCTCCGCAACCGCAGATTCCAACAGGCCATCCACTCCGAAAAAGTCGAAGACGGCGTGGAAACCATCTGGCTCGTAGACAAGCTCATGCGCGGCGTGCTGAAGGGAGACAAGTACGAAGCGGTCATGGCCGCATTCGACGATGACGTGCTCGACGCATGGGAATACCTGTCGGGAAAATTGCCAGCGCTTTTGGATTCACAGTCGAAAGACTGACCTATGCGATAAACCCAGACCGGTGGGACAGCCAAATCTTGGCTGATTTCGCCAGCCAATACGGTAGCCCACGACAATACACCCTCATAGAGAGAGCCAAACTCATAGGCACGTTCGGAGCTACGGTGCGACTGCTCGATATCATCCAACAGTCGACACTAGCCCCCTACTCCGGCAAGGGACGGAAACCGAAAAGCGTATTGCCGGAAAACCGGAAGAACACCAAGAAGGAGGATTACGAACTCGATTCGATGAACACTGAAGACATCAACAAGGCGTTGGGTCTTCACCGAAAGGAACGATAGATGGCAAAGGGCAGCATCGCGACCGCATGGATACAAGTACTTCCATCGTTGGAAGGCTTGCATTCCGCACTTGTCAAAGCAAGCAAGGGCGCGGTGCTCACCCCCGCCATCCAACCCAAACTGGCATCCGGCACAAGCCGACTCTTCGTTTCGAACGGCTTGGGCATGTCCAAACTGTTCTCCGGCTCGTTCAACAAGAGTCTCAACCTGCAAGGCGGAGTGAAAAACGCGCTCAACGGCGTGTTCGCCTCCTTTGGTTCAAGCGGACGGCGTTCCGCCAACGCTTTCGGCAATGGCTTCGCAAACCTCGACCTCAACAAGTATCTGAATGCGGCAGCCGCCATCGCCGCCGTGGCATCGGTCGGCAAGGCCGTCAAAAACGTCACGTCCGACATCATCGAAATGGGCAACCAGTGGGGTCGGACCACCGCCATGCTGAAGAACGCGGTAGGCACCACCGGAGACTACACAAGCTCGCTCGAAACGTCACTGAAGTACGCAAACGAGGTCGGCGTCACCACTGACGATTTCGTCCGGTCAGCGGCGCGTCTCCGCACGCTCGCGCCGGAAGTCGTTACCAATTACAGTGACGCGGCGAAATTCACCAGACTGCTCGACATGAACATGGTCAGCACCGGCGCGTCAACCCAGGAAGCGTCCAGTGCCATGCGGCAGATTACCCAAGCATTGGGCAAGGGCATCGTCAACGGCGATGAATTGAACTCCATCATGGAGAACTCGCCGCAAATCGCACGAATGCTCGCCAAGCATCTCAACGTGTCCGTAGGCGAACTGAAACAGTTGGGCAAGGAAGGCAAAATCAGCGGCCAAGCCCTCTACGATACGGTGCTTGAGAACGCCGACGCCATCGAAAAGCAGTTCGCCACCATGCCCGTCACGGCAGACCGCGCATGGAACAGCATTAAGAACACGGTCGGCGTAAGGTCGGCGGAAGCCTCCACCGCATTGTCCGCCAACCTCGGCAAAGCGTTGACCGCCATTTCCGGTTCGGGCATGACGGACACGTTCGGCGAAATGCTCGCAGGATTCGTGCCATTGTCGAACGCGGCCGCAGCGTTGGCCGGTACGTTCGTCGACCAGCTTGCGCCGGCAGTCAACAAGGCGTTCAACGTGCAGCAGGTCGAACAGTTCCTCGCCCCGTTGACGAATCTCATCAGCCTGAACTCGCAGAACGCCAACCTCCTATCCTCATTGGGCGACATGCTGAACACGGTGGGTGTGGTCGGCGCCACCGCGTTCTCCCTCATGGTCGCCACCAACGACCGATTCGCATCCCGTATCCCGTTCATCGGCCGCGCGCTGGTCGGCGTGAAGGGCACGCTCGTCGGGCTTGGTTCCATCTTCACCGACGTGTTCGGAGCGGCGGTATCCGCATCGTCAGCAGTCATCGACAAGCTCGCGTCCATGGCCGACGCGATGTCGAAAACGCTGTCCGAATCGACTAAAGCGCAGAACGCACTCGGCAGGTTCAATGTCGCGTTCGAAGACTTGGGGACGTATGCGTTCAGCTTCGGAGAGAAAGGCGCTGAAGGCTTCGAACTCATCCAACAGGCCGCGACCAACCTGCGGAACGGCGTAGGACAGGCGTCCGACAATGTGAAGCTGCTCCAAACCGGTTTGAACGCGATGGGAGCCGACGCGGAGGCGCTTCCCGAAGCGTTCCTCAAAGCGTTCGAAACCCTCAACGCCGAAGTGGATTCCGCCGCACGGAAGAAGGCTCCATCCCTCATCCAAGCATTCCATGACATTCGCGCCGCCGCCGACACCATCGTCGTTGATTCGGACGTCTACCGTTCGTTGGACACGGCCGGACAGAGCGCGGACATCTATCGCGACAAGCTCGTGCAGGTGGGCCGTGAGTTCAAGGAGCTTACCGGCCTGAGCATTCCAGACGTGTCCCTCCCATTGGTCGGTTCCGCCGTGTCCGCGTCCGACAGCATCATGCGGACGTTCGGCAACCTGAAGGCCGGATTGTCCAACTATGCCGCGAACACGGCGCAGCAGTGGGCGCCGGTCAAGGAGATTATCACCGAAGCATTCTCAAACGCCGCAGCATCCGTCAAAACGAAGATGGAACTCATGCGTGCCTACATCGAATCCGGCGCGCTCTCCATGGTCGAGAACGTGAAGAGCCGGGCGTCCGGGTTCAAGGCGGCGTTCGACGAAATGTTGGACACGAACGGCATCGGCGGCACCATGTCAAAGCTCGGGACTGCGGTAGGCAATGGGCTTTCCACTGTCAAGGGCACGCTCAAGTCGTTTGGTTCCGAAGCGGCGTCCGCATTGTCGATGCCGTTCGACGGTCTTGCTGAAAAGGTTTTCGGCTCGTTCAAGGGGCAGAATCCGTTCGCTCCGTTGACATCCGCCGCGAAGACGGTCGGCGCCGGATTGTCCGCCACGGTCGGCGGCGCCGTGTCGCGTCTTGCCGGACGGTTCAGCCCGTTGGCGTCCGCTGGAAAGGCGGCTTTCGCCACCATCGGCTCCGCCGCGTTGAAGGTGTCTTCCGCCGCGTTGAAGGGCTTCGGCGCGGCCGTGAAAGGAGTCGGCGCGGCAATCGGCAAGATTGGCGGCATCGCATCCCAGCTGGGCGTGACCGGCGCGATATTCACCGGCTTGACGACCGGATTCCAGACGCTGTTCAAGCTCGACCCGTCCCAGATGACCGGCAAGTTCGACGAATGGCAGAAAAGCCTCGACAACACGCTTACCGGCATCCAGACGAAACTACCCGCAATGGCGAGCGCGTTCACCGCCGCCCTACCGCAGATGGTGGCGAGTGTCACCGCGGCGCTGCCTGGCATTGCCAACGCGCTCATGAGCGTTGGGCAGACGCTCGCACCCGCGTTGATGACGATACTGCCGCAAGTCACCCAAGCATTCTCCGACATGTTCGCACAGTTGCCCGGTCTTGTCGCCACGTACGGCCAGCCGATGCTGGAAGCGTTCGGCACGCTGTTCGCCACACTCGCCGGACAGATTCCGTCGCTTATGACCTCGCTTGGTCAGGCGTTGATTACCGGCGTTCAGGTCGCGTTCAGCGCCATAAGCGACAATGGCGCTGCGGTTGCCGGGTTCATCAGCGGGTTCGGCGCGTCCTTGGCGTCCGGCATTCAAACGTTGGGCGCCACCCTTGTTGCCGCGCTCCCGTCCATCGGACAGAGTATCGCAACCGCGTTGCCGACGCTGATTCCGGCGTTGATGTCCGCCATCACCGGCGTGATAACCTCATTGGCCGCCGCATTGCCGGGCATCGCCGTCGCCATCATCAACCAGCTGCCCGCGATCATCGGTGGTTTGGCGACCGGCATCGTCAACAGTCTGCCCACGCTGTTGGGCGCCTTCGTCAGCGTGGCGACCAGTATCGCCGCGAACTTCCCATCCATTTTCATGTCCGTCGTGCTCGCTGTCCCTGCGATTATCGCAAACATCGCCCAACCGTTCGCCGGACTGGGCGGTAGGATTCTCGGCTTCATCCGTGACATTCCTGGCAGAATCATGGGCCTGTTCGCCGGCGCTGGCTCGTGGTTGCTCAATTCCGGCGCCGCGTTGATGGACGGTTTCAAGCAGGGTATTCTCAACGCGGTCGATAGAGTGACGAGCGCGGTGAAGGGTGCGTTGCAGAAGGTGCGAGACTTCTTCCCGTTCTCTCCTGCCAAGGTCGGCCCGTTTTCCGGCTCCGGCTATACCAGCGTGTCCGGCGAGCATCTTATGCGCGACTTCGGCAAGGCCATCGGCGCCCAAGGGGCGTTCGTGCGCGGTCAGGTCGATGGCGTGCTCGGCTCCTTGGATTTCGACCAGATTGACGCCACCGATCTTGGCATGGTGTCGGCGCCACGGCTTAAAGACTATACTGGAATGGTGTCGGCTGGCGACCAGCGGTATGCTGGCGGCGTCCACATCGACAATGTGGTGGCAAGCCCGTTGAGTGACGTGGAACTCGTGGCCCGCCGATTCGGATACGCTTTGAACAATGAGATGATTGGAAGTGTCAGACCTTGAGCACGATAACCGTCACCGTGGGTGACATCACGCTTTACGGCGACGCCGGACACGAGTTTGCACTGGTGTCCATGAGCGGTTTCGACGATTTGCCGTCAGCCAAGACCGAACAGGATTCTTGGCCCAGGGCTGACGGCAACGCCATTCCCGGCACGACGTATTACGATGGGCGCACCATCACCATCAACGGATACTATGCGACCGGTACGGTTGAAGATACGGACGAGATGATGCGTCGTCTTCGTGGTATGGCCGGACGTTTGGTTCCAGTCACCGTACGGAAGGGCGCTGGCATCGCATTGTCATGCGATGCGGAACTCAGGTCGATGACCGTGGACGAATACCGGTATCGTGGGAAGGCCGCGTTCCAGATTGGATTGCTCGCACCATCACCATACTTGTATGGGCCATTGCGCTCGCAGACGGTCGGCGTGCCGACGGACGGCGAAGGCATCCTCGACCCGCTGACCGACCCGCTGACGGAAGGCGAGGTCGGCAATCCGGGACGTGTCGCCATCACCGGAAGCGGTTTCGCTCCGACGCATCTTGTCGTGAAAATCAGAGGCGGACTATCCGAAGGCGTTCGCATCCACTGCATCGAAACCGGCGAAGCGGTCGAATTTCATCGTCAAATCAACCCCGACGAGACGATGGTGTTCGACTTCGACAACGAGCGTGTGCTGTTCCAGAACCAGTCTGATTTGAGCATGTTCCTTACCGAAGAGAACTGGTTCCGTCCTTCGGGTGATGCGACGATACAGTTCACGCCGTTGGGCGTGCAGTCGGGCGAGCCGACGATGACAGTCGAATGGAAGGAGGCTTGGCGGTGAAAATCTATCTCGCAGACCTGCTGACCGGACGCCGCATCATCCCATTGCCGCACACTTCCGCCGAATGGGAGATGAAACTGAACGACACCGACTCGCTCACCGTCAAAGTGCCCATCTACGCTTCGACGGACGACACGCGCGTCCAATATATTGCGAACGACGCGCGACTGTTGGATTTGAGGAACACCGCGGCCATCGGCAGGACCGTCATGGTCGCGGAGGATGATGGGCTGACGGTCGGCGGAGTGCTCATGCGTCGAGACTATGACGCCGATTCGGGCATTCTTACATTGGTCGCCTCGGGCATGTGGACGTATTTTGACCATAGGACGATTCTTCCGGCGAAGGCGATGGGTAAAAGCCTTGTCAAGCCGGATGGTTCGCCGGACGCTCAATACGACACGTCATACGAGAATGTCACGTGGAACACGGTCGCACGCAATCTCGTCGAACAGGCTGTGAGCTGGCCGAACAGTAGCGTGCCCGTCGTGTTGGAGGCTCCTGAAACCGGCACGTCGGAGGCGAACTATCAGGCGGTCGATTTGAATTACGTCGGCGAAGTTTTGACGAACATCACGAACCGTCAGAACGGTTGCGACATCGGCTTCTTCCCAATGCGCACCGCTGACGGATTGGGGTATGAGTGGCATATGAAGACCGGCCATCCGCTGCTTGGCGGCGAAACCCACTATTTCAGCGCGTCCGCCTTACAGCCGGGCATCGCCTCGTTGTCCGCCACGGATGATGGAGACAAGCTCGCCTCGCTGCAATGGTTCACGTCCGGCAAGTCGGACGATAAGACGCTCGTCGTGTCGGCTTACACGGACATTCTGGAAAAGGCGGGAGCGCCGATTTGGGAGAGCGTGGATTCAAGCCATTCGACGGTCAAATCGCAGAACACGCTTCAGGCGTATGCGAACGAGGCTGCCGCCGTCTACTGGCAGCCGGTATCATCCACTGAGGCGAAAGTGCATCGCGGATACCTGCATTCCGTGAATCAGACGCTCGCCAACTATACGGTCGGCGACCGTATCAGGTTCACAACGAAGGGCGACTGGTATTATGTGGATGGTGCGCATACGCGGCGCATCACCGGCATTAAAGCCGATGAGAGCTCGAATTGGATTACGTTCACCCTTGGTGACGTGTTCGACGGTGTGAAAGTGACGGTGGAATAATGGAAATCGTAGTGCATCAGGGCGAGTCGGCTGACGGCACCCCATTGGCCGCCGATGATACGGATGCTATCGACGTGAAGAATCCGGCTCAGGCAACCAACAAGCTCGTAGCCACGCTGAACGAGTATGGTCGGCGCCTGCGCGAATTGGAGAAGCCTTCCGGCTCGCAGTTGACTCAGGCGATTCAGAAAGTGTTGGACATCAGCGCGAACATCGACCAGACGGTGGCCGCATCCATCAACAGGACCTCATATGACCGTGCGACCATCGACCAGAAGTGCAATGCCTGGAATTGGGGCGTGCTATCCGCCGACCGTGGTGGCACGCATACGACGAACGCGTACAATAATCTGTTCACGGTCGGCCCATGGCGTGCCGTGTGGGCGTTGTCGGACGGCACGATGGGCACATCACAGTCCAGTCGCAAGGTGAAGCAGGATTTCCTCAAGCCGGACATCACGTTGGAGCAGATGCGTTCCGTGGATTGGGCGCTCTACCGTTTCATCGATGACGTGAATCTGAACGGCGATAGCGCGACAATCCATGTCGGCATGATCGCCGAAGACTTGGATGACAGCGGTTTGGGGCAGTTCGTTGAGTATAATGATGATTACGAGCCGTGTGGCATCAACTATCCGATGCTGGGTGTTTGGGCGATACATGAGGCCCATCTCGCCCATGACCGTATCGACGAATTGGAATCGCGCCTGAAGGCGCTGGAAGGAAAGATTGATAATGGCGTTGAGGAATAGTATCTTCGCAGTGTCCGGGAAGGCGTCGTTTATGGATGCGCGCCGCGACATGAGCGGCCTGTTCGTCTGCGATAAGACCACGATGCTGCCGATTGCCGGCATTCTCGACCGTTCGCAGGACAATCTCGTGACGGGCAACAGTCATTCCATGAGTGTGACGGTGCATCCGTTCAACGCCGTGCTGAACCGTCATGGCGCGCTGCTTATCCAGAACGATGGGAACGTGAACGTGCCGATGGTTGCCGCTCCATCCGCTAATTCGCGTATCGACGTGGTGTATGTGAAGCAGCATGAGACGCGCTCGCCAATGTCGGATGGTTCGGACGTTCCGGCGTTCGGCATAGTGGAGGGCACGGCCGCCGCCGTGCCGGTCGCGCCGGCTGTTCCGGATGGCGCTTTGGCTTTGGCGCAGGTGCTGCTTCCGGCTGGCGTTTCGAATACGTCAGCCAATGGCGTGGTCATCACGCAGACGTATATTGGTGCGGCGATGAAGGGTGATATGCTGCGGGTGCAGACTTCCGCCCAGCGTGACGCCCTTACCGGCGTGCCTGACGGTACGCTGCTGCATAATGTGGCCGACGGTTGCGATTATGTCAGAAAAGGCGATAAGTGGCGTGGATGGAACATGCCTTGGAGGGACATCCACTTGAACAATCATGCCGCCCACATGTGGGCGAGTCGTGGCACCGCGCATATCAACCTGACGACAGCCTATGCGAATCTGACGGGTTGGGGAAGCAACGTCACCGTAGCGAAGGTCAACAATTCCAGCTTCTACCCCGCGGTGAAAGCAGACATTTACGCTCCCACGAGGGATTCATATTACCCGACCGCTCTCAGCGTGGGTACGGACGGCAAGGTTAATGTCGGGTATGCTGGCGGTGCCGCCGGAAACCGTATCGTGTCCACCACGCTAACTTACGATATCGGCTAAGACCATCCATTCCATGCACTACCATGCTCCGGTCACGCCCGGGTAATGGTGGTGCATGTTTTGCTCGTCAATCGCAATTATCGGCTAGAATAGTGCCATATGAGCACTGACATCATCGTCGCCCTAGTGACCGGACTATGCGCCATCGTGGTCGCAGCGGTCACTTGGGCGCAAGACAGACGCGGCGACCTGAGCGAAGCCTATAGGCGGCTTTCGGAAGCCCAATTGAACATGCAGCAGGAAATCGACCGGCAGGACGAGAAGCTTGCCGAGTTCATTCAGGAACGCGACCGGCTCCGCTATCAGGACGATTTGAAAACCTCATACATTCGGACAATCGGACATTGGCTGGGCGAACTCTGCAACGTTCTCGACCCTGAGTTTCTGAAGCGGTATCCGAAACCAAGGCTTCCAGACGAGCTGCGGAGTACAATAGAACCGTTGTCAAACATCAACAGTAAGGAGCAGTGAATGTTGTTCACTAAGGATTTTTGGGTTGACACGTTGGAGCGTGCAATCCGCACCGCATGTCAGGCGGCATTGTCGGCTGGCGTGGTCGGCGGCGTCGGCCTGTTTCAGGTCGATTGGCTGAACGTGGCTGGTATCGCGCTTGTCGCAGCCGTCGCATCCGTATTGACGTGCGTTGCATCTTCAGGCAAGACCGATGCCATCAGTCCGGCCTCGCTCGCCACTCCATCCAAGAGTCTGGTGACGGGCAAGCATATTGCAGGCAATGAAACGGAGGTTTCAGAATAATGAGGTTTGTGGATATCAGCAATTGGAAGGCTGACGTTGACGTTTCCAAGATTGACGCCGATGGCGTGGTGGTCCAGTGTACTTGGGGTGCTGGTGAATTAACGACGGACAATGGTTTGGTCGAGTCCGTGTGGACTGGTGCGGATGTGAGGATTCAGGCCGCTGCCAAGCGTGGCATGGCGGTCGGCTACATGCATTACATTCGCGGCGTGGGCGCTTCGGAGGAAGCGTATTTCTTCGCCGGAAACACCAAGGGTTATCTTGGCAGGTTCGTGCCGTGCGTTGACTGGGAGCAGGCCGATAACGCCGCTTGGGGCGACCGCGCATATCTGGACGAATTCCTCTACCGGTACATTCGACTGACCGGCGTGAAACCGCTCGTGTATGCGCAGCGTTCCGAAATCCCGTTCATCAAGGACATTTGCGCCAAGCATGATTGCGGCATTTGGGAGGCGTGCTATGCTTCCATGGATGCGGTCGGCTGGCAGGATGCCGATTCCATTTGGTCGTATGTGGCGTATCCGATGCGCCAGTACACGTCCAACGGCCATATCGGCGGCTATGCCGGTTCGCTTGATTTGAACTATTTCGCTGGCGATAAGGCCGCTTGGGACAAGTATGCTGGCGTTGGCGCGAACACTCCGGTGAATCCGGCTCCGGCGCCGGTGGTTTCCCCGGCTCCTACCGTGGTCGCCACCACGTATGAGGTTGCGGTCGATGCGTTGAACGTTCGTACCGAACCGTCGTTGAAGGGAAAGGTTGTAGCCAGTTACAGTCGCGGCGGGAAGGTCGTGTTGGATGGTTGGGGCACTTATGCCGACGGCTTCCTGTGGGGTCGTTATGTTGGCGCTTCTTCGGGCCAGCCGAGGTATGTCGCCATCGGCACTGATTCCGGCAGTGATTGGTATTTGACAATGTGTCGTTGACCGTGATACAATGAGGGCCGTTGGAAGTTTTTCCAGCAGCCCTCCTTTGGTTTCTCCCTAGCCCCCGCACGGTTCATGCAGGGGCTTTTTCAGTCATACAACCATATGCAAGCCACTATCGCTATGGCAGCTACGGCAACATATGCGATGAAGATGCGGTCGCTCCATGCGTTGTAAACCATCATGATGGCCGCGACGAGTCCAAGCAGGATGGTGGTGCAGATGATGAGTTTCAGGATTTCCATATCAAAGCTTCTCGCTTTTCTTGCTCAATCGCCACCACGCAACCTCCAACATTTCGTACAGTATCCGTTGAGCAGGCACATTTCTTTCGTGGTGAGCTTTTTCAGGCAATGCTTGCACAGCTTCGGGTCGAGGTGGGCCAGTCTTCTAATAAGACTCATCGGGATACTCCAATCCTTCCTGTCTGTCTTCATCCGTCAACGCCGAATCGATTTCCTGCTTGCAGGTTTCGCACAGCATTTCCGGATACCATTCCTCTAACGTCATATCTCGACCGCAGTCGAGGCATTGTCTTGGTGATTTCATATCATACCTCCACCGCTGGCTGCGGAGCCTTCTGATGCTGATAGTGGCCGACCATGCCGTAGGGTTTCATCGAGGCGGCGTTCAAATATTCGAACGACACCTGTCCGATTCGCATGCCGGGCGTCAGCATGATGGGGAAACTGTTCTCGTTCTTCAGTTCGACGGTGATGGTGCCGATGAATCCGGCGTCGATGAATCCTGCGGTCACGTGCGTGCAGAGTCCGAGTCGGCCAAGGCTGCTTTTCCCATCGAACCGTGCCATCATGTTGTCTGGGAGGCTGATTTTCTCTACGGTGGCGCCTAGGACGAACTGTCCGGGCTGCAGCATGTAGTGTCCGTCGATTCTGACGGTTTCGGTGTGGACGCCGTGCAGAGTGCGGCCGCCGCCGTCCGCGTAACCGTTTTTCGCATCTTTGGCGAAGATGATGATGGTGTCCTGCAATGTCACGTCATACGAGTTGGGGTTCAACTGTTTTTCCGTGTATGGCAGGATGAGGTCTTGATGGTCCACGCACTGTTCGATGGTGATGTCGTTCAGCATTTTTCTCCTTATTCGTTGCAAAGGCGCTGCAACGGTTCCTTGTCGCTTATCGGTTTGATTTCATGCGCATGGGTTTTCCATCTTCGCTTCTGCTGGGAACCGTTCTTTGGGTTCCTGTCATGTCGGTCAGCTTGGCGAACATGCTCCACGTCCAAGGGCTGGCCTCATGGTCGCCAAACGGGGTTGCCGACATGAATTCCGGTGGGTGCGTCGGAGAATGCGAAGGCCACGGTCTCGTATGGCGATTGGGTTTCGCGGAGAATGAAGCCTGTCTCCTCGGATTCCATCTTCCGCGACCTACCGTCAGTCG